AGGGTTAAAAACAGCAGATAATACTATTGAAGATGCTATCAAAGAAGTAATTTCAATGATAAAACCAGCTGAAATAACTACTCCTGCTACAACAGTAGAAGTAAATCCAAATATGCCATCAGGACAACCTATTCAACAGCCGTCAACAGTTTCTATTGATGTGCAAGATAATCCTTTTAAAGCTGGACCATCTTATAATTTAACTAAACAAGGTCAAATATTAAGAAGTAACCCTGAATTAGCAAAGAAATTAGCAAGTGAGGCAGGAGTTACATTAAAATTTTAGGAGGAATTAAAAAATGGCAGTTACAAAAATTCAAGATGTAATAGTACCAGAGATTTTTACACCATATGTAATAGAAAAAACAGCAGAAAAATCAAAAATATTACAATCTGGTATAGCAGTAGCAAATGCAAAATTAAATGAATTAGTTACAGCAGGTGGACTAACAATGACAATGCCTTTCTGGCAAGATTTACAAGGAGACGACGAAGTTTTATCAGAAGATAAAGACTTAACTCCAAATAAAATTGCAGCAAAGAAAGATATTGCTTGTTTATTAATGAGAGGTAATGCTTGGGGTTCTAACAACCTAGCTGGAGCATTAGCTGGAGATGACCCACAAGCAGCAATAGCAAGTTTAGTCGCAGATTATTGGGCAAGAAAAGAACAAAAAACATTAGTATCAGTTTTAAAAGGTGTTTTTGCAAGTGATTCAATGAAAGACCACGTATTAGATAAATCAACAGAAAAAATTGATGGAAATATCGTATTAGATGGTAAACAATTGCTTGGAGATAATGCAGAGCAATTGCAAGCAATTATGATGCATTCAGCAGTTTATACAGAATTACAAAAACAAAACTTAATTCAATATACAACAGTACAAGGACCAAGTGGTTCTCCAATAACAATACCAACATATTTAACATATAGTGTAGTTGTAGATGATGGAATGCCAGTAGAAGATGGTGTTTATACAACATACTTATTTGCTAGAGGTGTTATTGGTAGAGGTGAAGGAACACCAGTTTCTATGGTTTCAACAGAAACAGATAGAGATTCATTAAACTCAGGTGGTGTTGATTACTTAATCAACAGAAGAGCTTTCGTATTACATCCATATGGAATTAGATGGGTTGGAACACCAGCAGAAGAAACACCATCAAATGAAGAATTAGCAACTGGTACAAACTGGGAAAGAGTTTATGAATCTAAAAATATAGGATTAGTTGCAATTAAACATAAAGTTGCCTAATCAAATTGAGGAGGTAATAACTTATGAGTTTAGCATCATTTAACAGAATGAGAAGAAAAAGAGAAGAAGCTGAAAAAGTAAAAGCTCTTGAAGTAACAGAAGAAGTAGTTAAAACACCAACAGAAGTTATTGAAGAAGATAAATCAACAGTAACAGAAGATACAGAAGAAACAACTACAAGAAGAAGAACAACTAGAAGACGTAATTAATTAAGGAGTTATATCAATGGATAATGATGAGCTAATTATTGATATTTTAAAAGATTTTAAGCTTTATAACAATATTGATAATGATGATAAGAATGATATTTTTAAATTATATATTAAAAAAGCAATTCAAAGTATTTTAAATCTAACAAATAGATGTGAATTTCCAGATGAGCTTAAATATGTAGTTTTAGATATGGTAAACGATTTTTATTTGACAAATGTATCTCAATTAAATTTAGCAAATGAAGATTCAAATTATGTTAAACAAATATCAGAAGAAGGAAGGTCAGTTACTTTTGGTAATATGACAGAACTTGCATTAAACTCATTATTATCTAACGATATAGCAAATAAATTAGAAATGTGTAAAAAAGAAATAAACAAATATAAGCTATTATATAAAGATAGAAGACAAATCCCATTATCAGATTCTAAATTTTATCTGATGGCTGAAGGAGATATTAATGGACAAAGTTAATTTTGGTATTATATCAAAAGCATTAGAAGTATTAGATACTGATAAAATGGATATAGGAAGAAGAGTAGAAATTGAAAATCCCGATGGAACAACTGGAGAAACAAATCCAGAAAATCCAATTTATACAAATATTCCTTGTCATATATCTTTTGTATCAGCAGATAATCCAGATTCTAATTCTGTTGATACAAAACCAATAATAACTGGATTAAGAATAAATTGTTCTTTAGATGTAGATTTACAAAACGGTGACTATATAACAGCAAGTAAGCTTAATGCAAGTGGAGAAGTTTTAGAAGTTTATAAAGGAATAATTGGTTTTCCAACTGTAACTGAAAGTAGAAAATCAGCTGAAATGGAAATGAGGACTGATGTTTAATGGCAAAAAATAGTGGTTTTGATTTTAAAGAATTTGAAAAATATTTAAAAAAGTTTGATGAAATACCTAAAGATTTAGAATTATTTTTAGAAGATTTTTTATTAGATATAGGACAAAGGGTAATTGAAAGAGTAAAACCTAGAACCCCTGTTGATACAGGAACTTTAAAAAATAGTTGGAAAATATCAAATATATCAGTAGGAAAAACTGAGCTATCAGTAGAAATTTTCAATCCAATGGAATATGCTTCTTATGTAGAATATGGGGCTCCTAATAGAAATGGTACTTGGAGAAATGGAAAATTTATGCTAACAGTTTCGATTGATGAAATTAGACAACAACTTCCAAAACGATTTGAAAAAGAATTTAATCAATATTTAAAAAATAAGGGGATAGAGTAATGTTTGAAGTTATAGGAGAATCTATCAAAAGTGCTACATCTATTAAATTAGGTGAGATTTTTGGTAAAGATATTAAAAGGTATAAGGAATCTGTAACAAATTTACAATATCCTCATTTTTTTATATATCAAGTATCAGCAAGTATAGAACCAGATACAAGAAATAGATGGAAAATCAATTATTTAATAAATATTCGTTACAGATATGTACAAGACACTAGCACAATCACTAATTTAGAAGAAAAATTAGACGCTATCGGTTTACAATTAATGACAGAATTTAATACAATTCAACTTGAAAAACCTATAAAAGTAACAAGTGCAAGATATGAAAAAGCTGATGGTGTTTTACAATTTTTCTGTAATGTTATATTAAGAATAATGACAGAATTAACAGAAGAACAAAAGATGGAAATTTTACAATTAAATCAAAAATTAAAAGAGGAGGATAAATAATGGCTGGAGGAATATGGTATTCTCAAAATAAAATAAGACCTGGTGCTTATATTAATTTTGAAAAAACAGAAGAAGTAGACTTAAATAGTTCAAAAGGTATTGTTGCAGTTGCATTAGATTTAGATTTTGGAGCAGAAGATGAAATAATTAACTTATCAGCTTCAGAATTAGCATCTGGCAAATCTTTAGCAAAAGTTGGTTTACTAACTAGCGATGAAAATGCTAAAATACTTAATTTAATCTTAACAAATGCTACATTGGCAAAAATATATAGATTAAATAAAGGTGGAAATAAAGCTGAAGGAACTATCGGAAATTTAGCAATAACTGCAAAATATAGTGGAACTTTTGGAAATAAAATAGCAATATTAATTACACAAGATAATTCAATCTATGATGTAAATACTTATGCAAATGGGTATTTAGTAGATACACAAAGGGTAACAAAAATATCAGATTTATCAGATAATGATTTTGTTACATTTACAGGAGATGGAGATTTAGAAGAAACTTCAACTTCAATGTTATTAACTGGTGGAACAAATGGAACAACTGCTGCAGCAACAGCATATAGTTCATTCTTTGAGTTATTAACTGACATAAAATGGAATGTATTAGCAGTATGTAATAATGCAGAAGCAATAAATCCTTTAATTCCTGCATTTATAAAGAAAATGCGTGATAATGAAGGGAAATATGTTCAAGCAGTTGTAGCAAATTATGCAGATGCTAATTATGAAGGAATTATAAATAATGTTAATGGAGTTGTTATTAATGGAGTTACATATAGTGCCGTTGAATTTACTGGATATGTAGCTGGAATTACAGCTTCAGCAACAGCAACTGAATCAAATACTGGTAAAGTTATAGAAAATGCTACACAAATAATTGGACAATTAAGTAATGATGAAATTGAATCTGGATTAAAAACTGGTAAATTCATTTTATCAACAAATCAAGATGGAAGTATAAAAGTAGAACAAGACATAAATTCACTTCATAATTATAGTGATGATTTAGGTTATGCATTTACTAAAAATAGAGTTATAAGAGTTTTAGATGAAATTGGAACTTCTATTAAAAGTATTTGGGAAACAACTTATTTAGGTAAAGTTTCAAATAATGAAGATGGAAGAGATTTATTTAAATCTTCTATTACAACATATTTAACAAACTTACAAGATAATGGAGCAATTCAAAATTTTGCAGGAAGTTCAGATGTAACTGTTGAAGTAGGGGAAAAAATTGATGCAGTAGTTGCTTCAATTAAAATAATGCCAGTAGATAGTATGGAATTCTTATATTTAACAGTGAATGTATCTGAATAATTTATGAAAGGAGATAAACTAAATGAGAACCTTAGAAGCAAATGATATAGTTGCGGGTGCTGAAGGAACAGTTACAGCAATTATAGATAATAGAGTTAGGGAATTAGCAGAAGTTGTAAATATAACTGCAACAGTAGACTTAAATAAATCTGATTTAAAAGTACTTGGAAAAAGAATGACTCAACATAAAGTAACAGGTGCAAGCGGAAGTGGTACAATGAATATGCATTATGTATCAAGTCTATTTGGAAAACAAATTGTTGAATATTTAAAAACTGGAAAAGTTACTGTATTTGATATCAATATAAAAAACCAAGACCCAGCAAGTGATACAGGAAAACAAGTTACAAAATTATCCGGTTGTATTATAGATGGAGCAGATTTAGCAAAATTAGATTTAGATGCAGATACTTTAGACCAAGAAGTAAATTTCACATTTACAGATGCAGACTATTTATCAGAATTTAATGAACTAAACTAATTATTTTATATATATTAAAGGGAGGAAAATAAAATGAATGATTTAGAAATGTTTTTAGCATTACCTGATGTCAATTCAATAGAAAAGGAAATATTTGTTAGCAAAAGATTAGGAAATTTCAAAATAAGGGCTATGACAAGTGAAGAATTTTCAGAATATCAAAAAAGATGTACTAAAAAAGTAAATAAAAAAGGACTTGATATTGATATAAATAAATTAAATACTTTAATTGTAGCTGGACAAGTAATAGCTCCTGATTTTAGCAATGCAGAGTTTCTTAAAAAAGTAAATTGCTCAACAGCAACTGAATTTATATCAAAAAAATTACTAATAGGTGAAATTGCAGAAATTTCAAGACAAGTTCAAATATTAAGTGGATTTGATGAAGATATAACTGAAGATATAGACGAAGCAAAAAACTAATAAAGGAAGGTGGGGAAGCATCCTTTTGTATGTATGCTGTATTAAATATGGGGTACACACCTTCCCAATATATAAATCTAAATCAAAAAGAAAGAGCTTTTATTATTGCTTCAATACTAATTAAAATAGAAGAAGAAAAGAAGCAACAAGCAAAAGCTAGAAATAAAGCTAAAGTAAGAAGGAGATAATTATGGCAACAATTAAGACAGTATTATCATTAACTGATAAAATGACTCCTACTTTAACTAAATCACAAAAGCAAGCAATTGCAAATTTACGAGCATATCAATCATTAGATAAACAATTACAAGAATTAAATAAATCCGAAGAAATGCTAGCAAAATCTGGATTGTATAATACTCAAATATATAAAGATGTTGAAACTGCTACTTCTAATGTAATTACTGAAATGGAGAATTATCAAAATGGCACTCAACAAGCAACAATAGAAAATGATAATTTAAAACAATCAATGACTGAAACAAATCAAGCTTTGGAAGTATTAAATAAAGCTTGGAGTACATTAAATGGCATAATACAAGAGTCAAATGAATGGATGGAAGCCTCAAATAATCAATTCAATGCCGAATTTGGTTCTGCTACAAAACTTCATAATGTTTTAGGAGCAACAGAAGATGAAATCAATTCAATGTATCAATATGCTAGTGCTTTACAGGAAGTAGGAATTGTTGGCGATGAAGCTACGTTAGCAGGTGCAGAAACATTATCTATGTATGTAGATAATTATGAACAATTACAACAATTAACTCCATTAGTAGATGATTTAGCAGTTTATATGAATAAATTAGATACAAGCCAAAGTGATGTAGTAAGTTCAGCATCTATGATTGGAAAAGCATTACAAGGAAGTGCATCAATGCTAAAAAGACAAGGTGTATTAACAGATGCTCAAGCAGATTACATTGATAGTTTAAATACAGTTGAAGAAAAATCAATAGCTTTACAAAAAATATTTAATAATTCAATTAAAGGTACAAATGAAACCTTAGCTCAGACATCACAGGGCGGTATAATACAAGCAAAAAATAGTTTAGGGGATTTACAAGAACAGCTTGGAACAAAAGTAATACCCTATTATGAAATGTTTGAAAATATATTAGTAGATATATTAACCCCTATAACTAATTTTGTAACAGCTAATTCAGATTGGTTGATACCTTCAATAATGGCAGTAATGGGAGGCATAGCACTTTTAATTGGTGTTTTAACAGCTTATCAAGTAATTGGTTGGTTGACAGCTGGAGTAAATTGGGCAATGGCAGCACCATTACTAATAATAGTAGGATTATTTGTTTCATTTGTAATAGCAGTTAATTTAGCAGCAAAGGCATTATCAAATTGGTCAGGACAATCTGTTTCAGCAGTTGGTTTGGTTTTAGGAGCAGTAAATGTATTAAAAACAGGTGTTGAAAATGCTTTTATTGATATGTATAATGGCGTTCAAGCAATGATTAATGGAATAGCAGTAATATTCATAGGATTAGAATCGACTGTTATAGGAGTACTAGATGCAATAGCACAAGCAATAGATTTTGTTTTTGGAAGTAACTTACAAGCAACTACATCTGCTTGGCTAGATAATGCAGCAGACCAAGCTAGAGCGATTGCTGAAAATCCAGGTTATAAAGAAAGAGTTAGTTATTCAGATGCTTTTCAATCTGGATACGATACTGGTTCTACTTTATTTGAAGGCGTTGATATAAATGAAGCAACAACAGGAGATTTATCTAAATGGTTAGATAGTATGAATAGTCTAGTAGGAACAGATAGTACAGGAGCAGCAGCACTAAAAACTACAAGTAATGATAACTTATTAAGCGATGATGATGTTCAATTATTATTAGATGTAGCTACAAGGGATTATCAATTAAGTTATCAATCAGTTACACCTAATATAACAGTATCTTTTGGAGATGTTAGAGAAACAGCTGACGTGGATAGTGTATTAGATGCTGTTGGAACTAGAATTGAAGAAATAATAAATGGAGATGCGGAGATTAAAGATTAATGGTTAAAATAAAAATTGAATTTGATAATAAAATATTAACTTTACCAGTAAATCCGGAAAACTTGGAAAACAGTCAAAGTGCTAGCAATGAGAAAGTTCAAATAGTAGGCTTAGGAAATATAGTAGTTAAGAAGGATAGAGGTTTGCGTAGTCTTTCAATAGAGAGCTTCTTTCCTTCTACTAATAATCAATTCTATACAGGAGTATCTCCTAAAACTTGTGTTGATTTTATTAACAAGATATGGGCATCAGAAAAAATCCCTAGAATAGTTACAGAAGGTTTACCAATAAATCTAAATATGTTTTTTGTAATAGATGAGTTTAATCCAGATAATAAGGCAGGAGAAGAAGAAGATATTTATTATACTTTAAGCATAACTGAATATATACCATACGGAGCAAAAATAATAAATATGCAAGGAACTACAAATAATGGAATAATAAGTTCTTTAAATAGAGTTGATACAAAACCTTTAATCAATCAAGTTTATACAGTAGTTTCTGGAGATTCCTTAATAAGTATAACAAAAAAGATAACCGGTAATTCTTCAAGTTGGAAAGAACTATATAATGAAAATACAGCAGTTATTGGTAATAATCCAACTACATTAACTCCAGGTGTAAAATTAACTCTACCAGAAAGCTGGGTGGTTAGTTAATGAATTTAGAATTATATTTGCAAAATAGTAATGATGGAACAGTATATGATATATCAGAATTAGCAACAACTATTCAAGTAAAAAAAGATATAGAAGGAAATGCTGGAAAATTAACAGTTTTACTTCAAAAAGACCCACGAAATTTATTAAAAATTGCAAATGGAAGTATTATAAGTTTTATTGCTGATAGAGTTGGAATATTTTTTGGATATGTATTTACTATTGGAACTGATGCAACTCAAACATATAAAATCACAGCTTATGACCAATTAAGATATTTAAAAAATGAAGAAGTATATGTTACTCAAAATATGTCAGCTAGTTATATATTTGAAAAAATATGTATGGATAATCAATTAAGATATCAAGTAAAAGTTCCAAGCAACTATATACCAAGTGCTTATTTACACGATAAAAAAACACTTTATGAAATTATAAATAGAGGCAGAAAACTTGCTAATATTTATGAAAATAAGCAATATTATGTAACAGATGAGTTTGGAACTCTAACTTGGTCAGAATTAAGTTATGAAAAAACAAATCTAATAATTGGGGAACAATCTTTATTGACAAGTTATCAATATGAAAAAAGTATTGATAGTGATACTTATAACCAGATTAAGATATATAGAGATAATAGTACAACTGGAAAAAGAGATGTTTGGATTGCTAAAGATAGTAATAACATAAAAAGATGGGGTAAATTACAACTCCTAGAAAAAGCAGATGAGAATGATACAAGTACAATGATACAGGAAACAATTCAGAACTATTTAAAAGTAAAAAATAGAGAAACACAAACATTAAAATTAAATGCTTTAGGAGTAAATGAATTAACTGCTGGAAAAGGTTTTAAATTCATATTAGATAGAGAAAATATTAGTCAAGATATGTGGATTATTAGTTCAACTCATAATTATAATAAAGATACTCATACAATGGAATTGGAGGTTTATATCTAATGAATGGTGCAGAAAAAATTATAAATGCAATGAAAAAAGTAAATAATTCAAATCAACCTACTACATCAGAAATAGTTTCTTTAACTGTTGAAAGTTTAAATCCTCTAACATTTCAATCACAAGATAGATTATCAATAACTAAAGATTTTTACACATTAAGCAAAGTAGAAGATTGGACTCAATTATCTGCTGGTGATATTGTAAGGGCATTTAAAATGAATAGTGGACAAAACTATTATATAAATGAAATTATCACAGGTGAATCAAAATCAGATACAGTTAAGTCATTGCAGGAACAAATAAAAGAATTAGCAGATAGAGTTACTGCCTTAGAAAATAAAATACAGTAGGAGAAATGATATATGGTACCACAGATAGATAATTCAATAAGTGATTCTATTAATATAATTTCTTATCCAAATAAAACCTATAAAATGAGTGAAACTCAAATAGCTGGAAAAGTAGATGATTTAGAGGCTATTGAGCAAACAGTTTATCATATATTAAGTGTTGAGCGATATGCTTGCTTAATATATGATGATAATTATGGAGTTGAATTAGAAAAATATATTGGACAAGATTTAAGCTATTTAGAATCAACAATAGAAGATACATTAAGAGAAGCATTAACACAAGATGATAGAATTTTAGACGTACAGGTTACTGATATAAATGTATCAGTTCAAAAACAAGAAATGATTGATAAAACGAAATTATATAAAAAACTTGTTGATGATGATACAGATATATTAATTACAGAAGACAGTAATAATTTAATAACGGATAAAGATACATCAAATATATTATCAAAATCAGAAACTCAAGTTGTAAATGTAAAATTCACAGTATATTGCAAACAAGGAGTAATTCATAAGGAGGTAAAAGTAAATGTCTAATGATTATAAATCAATTTTAAATAGATTATTAGATAATGTAGATGATACATTAGATAAACGACAAGGCTCAATAATTTATGATGCACTAGCACCAGCAGCAATGGAATTAGCTGAATGCTATGTAGCTTTAGAAATTTATCAAGAACAAACATATTTAAAAACAGCGACAGGAGAAAATTTAGATAATAGAGTAGCAGACTATGGAATAACAAGAAATCCTGCAACAAATGCTATAAGAATTGCTAACATATATAATACAGATAATGAATTATATGATATTGATATCGGTAGTAGATTTAGTTCTCCTGAAGATTATGGAGGATATAATTTTATTACAACTGAAAAAATTGATACAGGTAAATATAAGCTAGAATGTGAAACTGCTGGAAGTGTAGGAAATGAATATATAGGTATTTTATTACCATTATATAATATAAAATCTTTAGGAAAAGCTGAAATAGTAGGTACATTTGAGGCAGCAGAAGATATTGAAGATGATGAATCCTTAAGAAAAAGAGCTTTAAATAAATTAAATAAAGAAGCATTTGGTGGAAATCAAGCTGATTATCAAAGATATTTAGAATCAATAGATGGTGTTGGTGGAGCTAAAATATTTCCAATATGGAATGGGGGAGGAACTGTAAAAGTATCATTCATAAATAGCGATTATACTATTCCTTCAACCGAATTTATAAATGAAGTTCAAACACTATTAGACCCTATTCAAAATCAAGGAGAGGGCTTAGGATTAGCTCCAATAGGTCATACTGTAACAGTAGTTGCTCCTAATTTGATAAATATAAATATAACAGCTACAATTGAATTATTAGATGATTACACATTAGCTCAAGTGAAACCAGAGATTGAAGAAAAACTAGAAGCATATATATTGGAATTACAGCAAAATTGGGAGAATTCATCTAAAATAACTATTTATATTTCAAGAGTTATTGCCAATATATTAACAGTTTATGGTATAAATAATGTAGCTTCTGTTTTAATAAATGATAAAAATGAAAATTTAGTTTTAGAACAAACCACTGGATTACAACAGTTTCCAAAATTAAATGAGGTGATTTTGAATGAAGATAAATAATTTAATTCCAAAATTGTATAATAATAATGTAGAGATGAATGATATTGTTGATTCAGAAAATATTGAATTTGAAGAATTGCTAAAATTTCAAATTAGAAATTCTTTTGAAGATACTTTTATTGCAATTGCAGATAGTGATGGATTAGCAAATTTTGAAAAATTATTTAGTATAGTAGCTGATTTAGAAACAGAAGATTTAGATTTCAGACGTCAGAGATTATGGAATAGACTTAACACAAATCCATTATTTACTGAAAAATATTTACAGCAAAAATTAGATGAAATATTGGGTGCAGGAAATTGGAGTTATGATATAGTATATAATGATTATACATTAGATATATATGCTTTAAGACCTGGAAAAATTTGGCTCAATGAATTAACCTCTCTACTTAAAAAAATTATGCCTTGTAATATTTTATGGACAATACATATTTATTCAATAACTTGGCAATCAGTTAAAGACCATACTGATAGCTGGCAAGATTTACTAGATAAAGAGTTAACTTGGCAACAAGTAATGGAAGGAGAATGGATTGAATAATGGGAAATAGATTTAATTTTACAAAAATAGAGTTAAAAAGTAAAGCAGATATAACAGAAGTTATGAATAACTTTAATAACATTGAAGATACTGGTGCTATTATAGATGATTTGCCAAAAGTCACTTCAATAACATTAACCGCATCTGATTGGGTAAAGGTAGATAATTATTATCAATATACTATTAGTAATTCTTTAATTCAAGATGAACCTTATCATATAAATGTATTATTTGATGATTTATCATTAATTAATTCACCAATTTATCCAAAAGTGAATAGTCAATCATCTG